AATGGCTGCCTAACCAACTCTACTTATCGCCCCGGTTATAAATGGGGGGATTACCACAGCAGCAGTTGTTTGAAGCTTGGAACCGCATGGATCCTGTCGATGAGTGGGAGTTGGAGAGAAACCGGCGAATTGCGGCAATCCAGGGCAATGGAAACCCGTATGTAAGCAATGAAGAGCTGCCGCTGGGGCCTAGACAGCTCACTGAAACCATTTTTTCAGAGCCGATGACGGAGTTTAGATGCGACGAGCGCAAGAACTGTGGCCAGATGACTTCTTGTGAGGAAGCATATTTCCATTTTCTTCAGTGCGGGAATGGGCGCCTTGATGGAGATAGCGATGAAGTACCTTGTAATTCTATTTGTCATTAGTTACAAAATTCAATGTACAACAATGCTTCATATAAGGCCGCATTCAGCATGCGGCCTTATAACTTCCAAGAGGTTCCGACTTTCAAAATTATTTTTTGATATTCTGCAAAAAATCCACTAACTCATGTACTTTTGTTGATGGATTAAAATTATCGTTCCTAATAGCCTCTTCTAGCGACCTCTTCGCATTAGCTTTTGCTGAAGGCAACGCCTCAAAAAGATGAGCAAATACATCTTTACCACCTTTTGTATATTCGGAGTAATAAGCCTTTACCTCATCAAGCACTTGGTTTGCTGCGGTGTTTCCAGACAAATTTTCATAAGGCTTTGTAGAGTATATAAAATGCATTAACAGCCAGTATTCAAAACTAGGTACAGATGTTATAGCTACGAAAGTGCTTTTCGGAACTGCTTGATTAATATTGCCTACCGTTTCGTCGTATGTTGTATGACTATCTCTATCGAACACACAGAAAACTTTATCGAACCCATCACCTGAATCTTTCTCTTCACGATACCTTTGGCGAGCATATTCCAAAATATTTCTCGGACTGGACCCCGTGCCAATCAATTCCACATTAGCAGTATTAAGCTCGTAACACTTTTGGATTTCTTCAAAGTAATTAGGCTCGGTTTTTTTTCCTTCGCATACGATTAAAATCTTAGAATAAGGATCACGCTTTGCTTTTTTCCGATTGAGCTGCTTAGCTGATCTAGCTTTTCTCTTATGATGTAAGTTGTCTTGTCCCATTATTGATGCCCTTTCCACATCGGATTGATTTCTTTTGTAAAAGGGATAGCTCCATATCTACCAGACAAGTAACCTAATTCAAGATTCTCCCTTCCTTTTCTTGGGCTAAAATCTGTTAATGGATAAATTTCAGTAGCCTGCGATTTATTTTTACTACAAAACCAAACCTGATCTCTACGAAAAACATCTTGATGTAAAATAGAGGTATCATGCGTTGTAAATACTAATTGAGCATTTTTGGGGTTGGTTTCCTTGCTATGAAATAGAGAGACAAGAAATTTGACTAACTTTGGATGTAGATTATTATGGAGCTCATCAATAAACAATACATAACCGTTAGCTAAAACATCTACCCACGGCCCAGCCAAACCAAAAAGTCTCTTAGTTCCTTCAGATTCATCTTCAATATCAAAAACAACATCAGAGCCATCGCTAGCCTTGTGAATAGTACTAATATCTAATACTTTCTTACCTTTCATATCTCTAGCAATCTCATTACGAACAGTTTGAGGAATATCGTCAGGTAAAGAGCTTACATCAAAAGGTTCGCTTTCAACTTTAATATCGTCAATATCTAAATCAGCTGCTTTTAGAAAATCTAGAATTTTTTTCTTTTCTTCTTTTTCACAAAGTGAAGCACTAAATCCCATGCCCCATCCGTTTACTCCGGCCATCCTTAAAAATTTATTAAACCAATCATAGAGCGGCTCAAGCTGCTTGCTATTCAATTGAACAGCTGTAGACAAAAATAAAGCGTTATCTCTAGTGGACTTCTGCCACATTTGTTTTTCACCAAATAGATTGTTACCTAAGTCCCAATCATATTCATTCGTAGTTTCATTCCATTGTCTATCCAACCATCTCTGGGCACGCCCTTTTGGATAAGCAAGAAGCCACTCATCATAAACCTTGTCTTCAGTAGCCGAAAATCCATATTGATACCTAATATTATCGACAATAAACGTTACTTCGAATTCACTCGGTTTTAAACTCGATTCTTTATCGAGTTTAAAGGGAACGACAGGAAGCTGATCACCTCTTTGTTTACCAGAAGCTGAATTAGCCACCATATCCTTCATGACCATTAGAGCTAGTAAAAAATTTGTTTTACCACTGGCATTAGCTCCATAGATAGCAGCAGATCTTAAAAGGTTAAACTCATTAAAAGCATTTACTTTAAAAGTATTTTCTTCTACTAGCTCATCGCCTTTAGCCATGGATAGGCTGAGGGCTTGCCGATCTAAAATTGAACGAAAATTAGTGACACTAAATTCGATCAGCATTGCATTTACCCCTAATTAAGTTTTAATTCATGTGCATTATAAATCTATTTTTAGCACACCCCCCCTCTGAGCGCAATTTTTGACAAAATTTGTCAAAATACTTTACTAAGTCACACCCTATGCTTACACAGCACGCTGGTCGCACTCAGTCTGCGACCAAATTGCGACCACACACCTAGATTTATCTAGCTACCCCTGACTATACTCCACACCCAATACTGTATGTTTTTCCAGTAAACCAAAGAGGCGCTTATGTCAGAGAAAACCTATCAAGTCCTGGTCAGTCGGGTTCAGCGCAAAATCAACAGCCCTCGCGCTCAGTCAGAGCACTGCGCAGAGATTCAACGCCAGCCCGAAGACAGCACCGATGACTGGGCACGCATGCTTGCCGAGCTTGGAACAGTTGAAAACGTGACGATGACTCCGCTTGATGATGATGGCGAACTAGTTCGGGTACGCTGGAATCCAGAAGAATCAATGTCGTGAGCATGCGCAGCGGCGGGAAAGGCTGGCGTGGGATATAGCGAAACATTCTGGCGCAAGCGGCTTGAGCGAAAAAACTGGGTTAGCCTGCGCCGTGCAGCGCCGCCCGGTCATAAACTGATTGAGTTTCATATCATTTGGAAAGGGCAACTATTCAGCGGGCGAATAGCCGTTAACCGGCTCAATGCGGGCGATATGTCGACACCGGGCACCGTGCTCTTTTTGATACGTCGGACTGATCAAATTACTGAGGGCGTGTGGCGATTGAGTGCAGGTGGGGAGACTGGGGTAGTGCGCCGTCCTTGGCAAAAATGATATTCCATTCCCCGAAGGCAACATAGCATTATCAGGGAATTAGGCGTGTACGATAATTGCTACAGTTTTGTAAGCCATATCTTACAGGCACAAAAAACCGCTCAAGGCGGCCATGTCTGCTGCGCTTTGTGCCCTACCAGCTAATAGCGTCCAAGGCCTCCTGCGTTTTCGCTGCTCGCGCTAGCTTCACCAGCCGCTGGCGTTTGCCGGTCAGCCTCTGCGCTTCGGTGAATCGTTGTGCGTTATCAAGCACGGCCAGGCTTAAATCGTGCAGCGTCTCGGTACCGTCTTCGCCGTTGCGGCCCAGCAGGATGTTATCGAGTACCGGCGTGGGTGGTGGGTCGCTATCACCGCCGAACTCTTCCCACTCTAAATACGCGGTGGCCTCCGGTTCCTGCGCCCACCAGGTGTCTCGCTCGATCTGCGGGTAGTCCCTGATAAGTGGCGTCACTACCTCGACGTACGCCGCGTTGATTTCGTCAATTTTGACGGCACGGGCGGCGTTCAACTGATCCTCTTGAGTAGGCTTGGTTACCCACCACTGCTCTTGTGCTTGTGCGCTCACTCGGCCACCTCACTCTCGTCTGCTGGCTCATAGATTGGACCCGTGTCTACCTCTTCTTCCTCTGGCTCATCCATCGGCCCCGGGTCTGGGGGTGCTACCGGCGGCGGGGGTTCTACGGATTCCGGTTCCTCTACCGGCTCATCTGCGGGGTCTGGCTCCGGTTCTTCTACTACCGGCACAGTCACCGTCCAGCCGTCATCACGTTTTTCATAATTCGCATCATCAGGCGCGCTGGTGGCCACGATGTAGCAACGCTCAGGGTCGTAGTCCTCAGCATCTATCCACTCACCCGTGCCGAACCAATCATTCGAGCCATTAACCGGCTCACACTCATACGTTAAACCGTGCTGCGCCAGGGTTACGTATAACTCACCATCGCGCCACTCGACGTGGTAGATCCCTGCTGCGTCCGTTGCCTCATTACCGCTGAAAACGGCATCAGGGGGGAATACGGAGAGGTCGAGGCCGTTAATTACGTTGCCGCTGATTGTGTAGTCGTGATGTAGTGGTTTATCAGCTATTAACACTTTCATATCGGGTTCCTATTTCCAGCGGGATTCGATCAGCACACTCATTTTTGCAGTGGCACCACCCAGATAATTGCTCCCGTTAGTTTGTGCTACACGCACCTCAACAACGGAACCGCCGCTTTGACGTGCCGGTTTTGTTAATGTGCGTCCAATATGAAGAGGCGTCGCGCCACTGCTGTAGTCGCTCGCATCTGATGATCCATTGAGCGTTACATAATGCTCGGCACTGGAATGCGGGGTGTAGGGCAGCGTTACATTTGCCAGTAAGTAGCGACCTGTCGAGGGGTCTGTTGTGAACGTTTTTACTCCACAGTGCATCACCAGCCGCCCATCGGGGTGCTTGTAGTACCGGCCGTTGCTGTTTGAGCCGGTTTCGACCCCTTCGCTAGCCAGCAATGAATTGACCTGGCTTTTTGTGTAGTAGCGGCCATCGTGATCACCGCTGGTACGGTGTGCGTTCATAGCCGCTGCGTTTAGTGCGTGCGACGTGCTTGAACTGGTGCGACTCGACGTTGATGGGACGCGGGCGTAGGGTATGGTGCCCGACCTCAACTCTGCCGCATTCAGGTTTGTCAGGTTACTGCCATTACCATAAAACCCGCTCTGGCTTGTTACCTTCCCGTAGAAATAATGCGAGTCCGCAGAACTTAAATAGTGGGTATGCCCGCTGTTGCGGTTCCCGATCTCTACCGAACCATGGGGCCGCGTTATCTCAAGGCCTCTTGCTGCTACTCCTCGTAGTTCCACGCCGTTAGGGAGGTTCAGACCTTGGGCGGACACCAGACCACCTACCTCTACGTTTTCCCCGTTGACCGTTAACTTGAGATTGTCAGCAGTCCAGACCTCTACGGGAGTGGACCAAACCCCATTATGATTCCCTCCGATAAACAATCGGTTAGCTACATTTTGCGGGAGAAATAGAAACTTTTGATAGCTAGGGTTGTAGTTAGACCAATGGTAATGCCCGTTCCAACCCCCTGGAGCGTTATCAGGGGACAGGCCGTAATACATCCCTGACGCACGAGCATCATGGACATCATCTCGAATAGTGGGTGAACGCCCATCTGCCTGTAAGGCAAATACCGTGGCTGCGGTGTCACTACTGCCCGGGCCAACCAGGTTCATGTTAGTGATGGCCTTACGGCCTATTACGTCAGAATTTCGTACATTAACGTGGGTCAGCGTAGCGCCGCCCATGTGCAGCTGTTTATCGTCGTCATTCCAATAAACGCGCAGTGATCCCGCACCGTAGCTACTGTTATACGCTCCAATGTAGAAATACCCGCTGTTATGGGTCAGTTTGGCCTTTAAATCATTACCACCCAAATCCGCACCGCTGCGCGGCACGTAGTTTTCAAGCGCTTTATCTATATCAACGTTCGCCGCTTCCGCCGCTTCAATCGCTTTCCGCAGGGCTGCCTCAGCGCCTTCTTTCGCCGTCTCCGCTTTAGCCCGTTCTTGCCCTGCCGCCTGCGCCTGCTGCCCTGCCGCAGTTGCCTGCTGGCCTGCTGTCTGGGCTGACTGCCCCGCTTCGTCGCGGGCGGCGCGCACGGCGTCCAGGTCGCCGTACAGGTTTTCGGTGTCGTTTTTCGCTTTCTGGGCGGCACCGGCTGAGTCGTTGGCAGCGCTCGCAGACTGCGCAGCCGCTTGTCTGTCCTGCGCTACCGCCGCTTTATCCGTGGCCACCTGCTGGGCGTTGGCATTCACTTGCCCAGCGGTGGTGTCGATGCTCTCGCGCTGCTGATCAACGTGCGTTTTAACGTTGTCGATTGCCTGCTTTTGCTGGTCAACGTGCTGCCGGTCGGTGGCCACCTGGCCGGTTTTCTGCGTAATGTCGATGCGGCTCTCTGCGACAAACTTAAACTCTATATTCAGCTCGTCGCACATCGTTTTTAACTGTTCTGAAAAATCAAAACGCCACTGGTTGAGGGTGTTTTGTTTGAATATCATTTCCTCACGGTCGTTGTATTCAAAATCCCACTTACGCGGATCTTCAACCTGGGGTGCGCTAACCATCTTTAAACCTCCACGTACGTAAGCGGCACTTTTCTGTTTCTTGCCCGGTCATGTGTATGGTCGTAGCCATCCTGCCGCATTGCTACAAACGAGTGGATAGCTTCTATTACACCGCCTTTATCGGGGTAGACACTGATATACACCTCGGTCGTATCGTCGGTTTTATTCATTTCTTTAACGAAGTTTTCAAACTCGTTATCTTCCAAATGATCAAACGATAACGACACTTCACGCCAACTGCCTTTACCAATCGCGATAAGCGAACCGCCTTCGGTGCGCTCTTTACGGGTCGCTGTTTTGGTTTTCATGCTGACACCGAAACTAACCCCCATGCTTTCAGGCGGCGACCACGGCACGCCCGAAAACACACGGCCAATCTCTAAATAGCCGTTCTCATTCGTTGGGTCTTTAATCGTTATGCGGTATCCGTTAGCAACCTCGGGTGTAAAGTTGGCCTCAAAACTGACAGTTGATAAACCGCTTAAATCGTGGCCGCCCCACGGGTCTATACCTACTCTAAAACGCCCTAACGGTATTAACTCCGCGACACCTTTAAACCCTGTTTCCGCAACGGCTTCACCGTTTAAAAGAAGCGCAACATTAATAGTTCCCGCTGGGCTTAAGTTGTGGCCGTAAATAACGACCTTGGACATATAAACAGCACTTTCTAGCGTAGCGGTTAATGTTTCATTATTAACGCCCAGTGTTCTAAACAAATGACTCCCGCCGCTTACTTGCGTATATTCCGGCGGGGATTGTTGGCTACTGGCCACTAATATTGCCGTGTCGTGTTTATTATCAAATAGTATTTCGGATGGATTCACACCCACACTCCCAGATTGGTGCGTCCCCGGGTGGGGGAGCGGCCGACATTGATTAACCGGCCTAGTTTTCCGTCCAGCCGCCCATGCGCCACGGCCGCCGCTTGTCCTACATATACCGGTGGCAGGCGGGCCTCGATGCTCCATACGTTCCGCTGGGTGCGGCGCTGCGCCAGAAGCCGGTCACGCTCGGTGATAGCATCCTGCTCATCCTGTATCACGCTATCGCGGGTGACGCGCTCGGCCATGGGGTAGTCGCTGACATCCTGCCGTGCGTGACTCTCCCGCCACTCTGTGCGCAGTCGGGCAGCCTCGGCCGGGTTCTCTTCATCAATGGTTCCAGCCACGGTCGATAGCGGGGCATAGTTACGCCCCCAGCGTAGCGTTAAGCTGCGCCATGGCTGCTGGGTTTCAGAGAGGGTTAGCTTGTCCCGGGGAATATCGTCTCGAACAATCGTCACATCAGCGACCACCGGCTCTTTATGCTGCCGCATCACTAATGCGTTGATTTCGTTTAGATACCAATAAGCCCCTAACCCCTCTTTCAGCTCGTTAAGGATCTGACGGCCTGACACATCATCGTTGTAGAAAACGCCCACGCGGTAATCGGGTAGATCGATTTCCCCTACAGTGATGCCGTAATGATTAGCCACCCATTCCACGATCTTGCGCGGCGTGTTGTGAGGTTCTTCAATGTCGCCGGTTATATCCCCAAACCTGTCGCTAAGCGTGACCGTGCCTGCGGCCGCGTCGGTGCTATGCGTGAGCAACGCACCGTTGGCCTTGGCCTGGATGCTGGTTACCGGCAGGTAGGAACCACGATATGTCAGCGTTTGCGTATCAACGCGGTACAGCGGCGCGTTGTACACGCTACCCAATGCCAGCGGCACCGGCCCTGCATCGTCGGGCAACTGGCCGGTATCAATCACCTCATCCAGCACGCTGCTTTCATCGACCATTCGAAACGTAATCGCGCCGCGCTTTGCCTGGCGGATGCCGCCATTTCGCCCCTGAGCCAGCAGGCGAAAATCATCACGCGGCCACTTGGGATCACCCAAAAACAGTTTGATTGGGTGGCCCTGCCAGGCCAGGTCAATCAGTTCCGTCACCAGCTGATCACCGATTATTTCCACCTCCCCAAACGTCACGTTGCCATCAATCCGCGTCGTAATATTCACCGCTTTTTTCAAAGCGGTGGTATACGGCCGGTTAGGGTCGCTGTCGCTGGGTAGCGACATAAACGGCCCGGTGGCCACGTACTCAATGCCACCCGCGTGATGCAGCTCGGCAAGCAGCAAGCGGTCGGCATTGAGCTTGGCGAGCCACGCCAGATACTGCCCCTCGCTGATACTCATGTCGTGACACTCCGCGTATTGCTGTTTCTGCTGATCGTTTCAAGCTCTTCGATCTCCGCAGTTCGCTGGTCTTCTGCCCGCTCCCCGTACTCTTCAACGGCGTCGGCCGTGTCCCGCGTGTTGTCGCCAATCAGCTCTAATAGCCGCTTGTTTTCCTTGCGGGTTTCGACCAGCTCGCGCTTAACGTCGTTTAGCACTTGCACTACGTCCGAGTGACTGAGCGCCGGGAACTGCGGCAGCGGCGGCATTTCAGGCATGGGTAATTGCTGCGGGCCATCGGGTAGCTGCATAAGCCCTGTTGCATCAATGCCTAAACGCCCACCGGCACCGCGTGACAGGGGCACAATGGCCTCTGGACCCGCTTCGCCCATCAGCCCCATATCAAACATCGTGGGCCTGTTAACGATGGAGTTAGAGAACACCCCGCCGTTAGCGAATTTCGGCACCGTTCCATCACCGTAAAGGTCGCGCTCGATTAGCCACTCCCTGCCCCCTACTGGCAGGTTGGCCCATGCAACGGCCTGGTGTAGCTGCCCAGCGCGGGAGTCCTTTTCCTCCAGCCAGCGCGCCCAGCTGTTGACCTGAAACCCCTGCGCGGCCTTGCCCAACACGTCGTGATACGCCGCATCGATCTTGCCAGCGGTGGGGTCAGAGGCCGGGTACTTGTTAACGATGTCGTCAATAACCGAGGGATTGCCGCCCATGATGTCGTCGGTGTCGCCCTCTTGACGCATCAGCCCCAACTCGGCAATCGTCATGTTGCTAGCCGCGATAGACTCCAAGCGGCTAATCTGGCCGTCACCGTTTTTGTCCATCAGCCAGAACAACTTATCTAACGTGGTTTCGCTCGCCATCCCCGCGAATGCGCTATGAAACTCGTCATAATCAATAAGCCCACTGGCGTTTACATCGATGCCGTCAAACTCACTCGCCATCGCGCTCACAATGCCCGCGCCCAGACCAGACAGGCGGGCGTTGGCCAGCTCTTGAGCCGAGACAATCCCATCACCGTTTGCATCGACGCGCTGGATTAAGCGGTCAATTTCGGCATTCGTAGCGTGGGGTTTTAGTGCAGCGCGAATCTGTGCATCGGTAAGTACCGTGGTACCCAGCCGAAGCATTTCTTGATGAAGCACGTTTTTAAGCAGGTCGCTGGAGTCCCAATCGGCTGCAATAGCTCGCTCGATGGCGGACACGGTGCCGTCACCGTTGAGGTCCATTGCACCCACCAGCGCGCCGGTTTGCCCTCCGATAATCCCCCGGAACTCTTCGGCAAGAAACTGCTCAGGGCTGAGCATTTCGGGCAAGCGCTCCATGGCGTCGCGGATCTCCGCGATACCATTAACGCCGGGGTCGCTGCTAGCATAAAACTCCTGCAGGTTGTCGATAGCGCGGTCAGCAAATTGGGTAATGCTTTGCCGTGCGTTGCGGTCGCCCTGCTGGGCTTTTTCGTACTGCGCCCAAAAATCAGCGTCGGACGCTTCTAGCCGGTCGCGGGGCGTGCCCATGCCCTGCTCAGTGGCATCATGATTGGCCAGCCAGCCGTTGATGGTGTTACCGAATCCTGCTAATTCGTTCCGCGCCCGCGACCATGCGTTAGCCTCTTGCTCAATAGCGCGAATGCGGTCCTGCTGGGCGCGCTCTGCCGCTTGCTGGGCGGCGTTTTCATCTTCAATGGCCCAGATGCGCCGCTGTAGCGCTGTCAGATTGTCGACTTCGGCAGTTTCAAGGTCGCTCAGTCGATCAATTTCAAGCTGTCGGATGGCGTCGGTATTGCCCTGCGCCTGCCACAACTGACGCTGCAATTGCTCTTGAGCGCGCAAAGCATCTGCCATGCCATCCAGACTATTCGCCGCCCCGCTGGCTGCATAATCAGCCGCCTCAGCGCTCCCCGCCATGTGTTCAAGCGCATCGTCCAGGGTTATTGCACCGCTGGACACTTGATCAAACCAGTATTCCAGGCCACCCGCATCGGGCGTACGCCCCAGCACATCTTGATACTGCTGCTCGATAGCCTGCCGAACTGCCGTGCTGGTTTCTTTGAGCGCGGGAGCCAGTGCCATGAGTTCATACGCCAGCTCACCGCCTGCCGCGCTGTTGAGGTTTTGAGCCTCGACTAGCGCCCTCAGCTCTTCAACGGTATGCGGTGTCTGATCGGTAACACTGGATAGCGAGGCAAACAGGTCTTCCTGCGCGTTAGATAGCCGCTCTGTCTCGCTAAACGCCGCCTGGTAGTATGCGTCGTTAACGGCGGTCATGTTATCAATACCGCCTGCCGCCTCCTGCAGCGCCCACGCGCTATGGATTGCGCCCTCGGCGGTTGTCTCAAACTGGAGGTTAAGGCGCTCAACGCTGTTACCCAACAGCACGGTGGCATCCAGCGCTTGAGCCAAGCCCCCTACCGTGCCCTGCACATCCCCTGTGTTGGCTTCAAGATGGTCGATCACATCACGCTGGATTTGATCGTTTAGCGATGTTGCGATTCGCTCAAGGTTGAGGACAGATACAAAGGCATCTGCCATTTGTTCTGGGTCAGCTATCGCGGCAATGGCGGATTCAACATACGCGCCGGAACCGTTGATGATCTCTCTCAGCCGAGTATCAAAAAGATCCTCTGGCCCTGAATGCCTAAACCCTTCGATGCTGGCCCGCATTGCGTCTACGCGCTCATCAATCGCGGCGCCCGCTAGCACATTGTCAAAATCAGCAACGCTGGTTAGCAATTCCTGCAGGGCGTCTTGCTGTTCGCCCAGCTTGTAGTCTGAAAGAGCCGTTAGGCCGAATTGGCCTAGTTCGCTGTCGCGGTCGCCAAATACGCCGTAGTGGCCGCCTTGCTCAAAATCAAAGTCATAGGTTTTTTTGTTCGACCCAAACAGCGAATCAACGAAGCTACCGATTGCAGATCCCGCCGCCGCGCCCCACGGCCCCCAGTAGCTGCCCACCAGGCTGCCCGCCGTCTCACCGTAGTTGGAGTTAGCGGTTTTCCCGGTAACGCTAGAGCCAATTTCTCCACCCACGTAACCACCAGCCAGCGAGGCGCCCATATTATAAACGGCGCCCATGCCTTGGTAGTTCTGCATGCTGCCGCCCATCCAGCCGCCACCGCCGCTCTGAGCTACGCCGCCCGTTACTGCGTTGCCGTACAAGCCACCCTGCGATGCGCCTGTAGCGGCGCTGCCGTACAATGTGCCTGCGCCCTGCGTTGCCGCGTTGGCATATAGGCCGCCACCGCTGGCGGCGGCCGTTGAGCCACCACCCCACCAGCCGCTAACGGTATCCCAGCCGTTTTGCAGCATGCCGGGGTTGAAGTTGCTGAACATGCTCTGCATGCCGCCGCCTTGGCCGCCGCCCATGCCCATCATGCTGCTCATGCCCTGGGTAAACTGCACAACAATGGGCTTGAGAGTGGCTTGATACGCCAGCTCGGCCAGCAGGCGTTTAAAGCCGTCTAGCAGCTGGTCGCCAAAATCATCGAACGAATCGAACGCGCCAGCGAACGCATCGGCAAACGTCTCATCGATGCGATTGCCCGCCTCTTCCCACGCCCGCGCCATTTCCTGCGCGGCGGGGTCGGCATCGAACGCCAGCTTTTGCATTTCATCGCGCACGCCGCCCACCATGCGGGCGTACTGGTCGCCATCAATCTCACCGGTGCGGTAACGCTGGTTGATCTGCTCAAGTTCGGTGCGCAGTTTCTGGGCGCGCTGGTTGTGGCTGTCGTAGGTATCGATCAGCGATTGGGTTTGTTTCTCGTACTCTTCCGCGCCAGTGGCAGCGCGGGTGTACTGCTCGGCATTCCAGCGTACGGCTTTGCCGTAGGCTTCTTGGGTAATCGTGTCATCGGCCAGCGCCTTGTCCAGCACTTTCAGGCGTTCAACGTACGTGGCATGGTCGGCCAGCAGCGGGTCCATTTCGTGCTGAATGGCTTTTAGGGCATCTGCTTGCTGCTTGGCAGCCTGCTCAACGGCCCGGGCTGCCTGCTGTGCCGCCTGTTCCTGAGTGCGCGCCGCTTGCTGGGAAGCGCTGGCCGCCGCCTTCTGTGCTTTTTCGTTATCCTTAAACGCCTCTTCTTGCACTGCCAAGAAGACGCTGTAACCGCGCATTACATCGTTAACATCATCGCCAATGCTATCCATGGCCCTGTTTGCAGCGGCCATGGCTGAGCCACCATCACGCAGGGCGGCCATGCTGTCGCGCAGCTTGTCGTTGTACTTTCCCCAGGCTTCGATAGTGCTATCACTGGGGGCGTTGTCGCTCACACTATCGCCCGTGCTACGAGCACCGCGCTCTATTTCATCCAGCCATTGGTCTATCGTTTGGTAAGAGGCCGACAGTTCATTGTTAGCGGGCAAGGCATTGCCGCGAATCTCGTTAGCTGAATCACGCAAGGCATCTGCTTGGGCGCGTAGAGCCTGACTGTTATCTTCCAGCAGTTCAGTCGATAAACCGATGGGTTCAATCAAGCCATCCATGAGGCCATCGGCCATGCCGCGTAGGCGACTGATCTGTTCGCCGAACACGTTTTCCATGCCGAATGGCATCGCGCCGGCGGACTCTAGCCCGTTGGCGACTCGGTAAATCAAGCCTGCAAAAGTGGAGTCGAGTGCGTTAACTGCATTCTGCAGCGGGATCAAGCCCATGTTGATGACGGAGGCGCTGCTTTCAACGATACCGCTGAACGACTCTACTGCGCTGGCCTTCATGTCGATAAAGCCCGCGTCAAGATCGAGCATTTCAGCGCGCATACCGCGGAAGCCGCCGACCAATTCGGCGCCAATACCGCCGAACTCAGCTATAAACGAATCACCCAGGCTTTCAATAGTGCCAATGGTGCCTTGCATCTTGTCGTCGGTGAGGCCGAGTTCTTCGCGGAAGTAGTACAGGCCCGCACCGGCTATTAAGGCGGCGCCGGTTGGCCCGCCTATTAACGCGAGCGCGCTAGCACCTGTACGCGTAGCTGCTGCCATGCCCTGAGCTGCCACCGTGCCGCGCGCCATGGCGGCGCTGTTAACATTGATTGCCGCTGTATGCGCTGCCTCTGCGGCAACGGCACGCTGATTGGCTGCAGCCATTTGTGTGATGGCTTTGGTGCGAAGCGTGGTATTGCCTGTCGCTATAGCGATGGCATGCCCGCTTGCCAAGGCGCGTGATGCGGCGGCTTGGTCTGCTTGCGCTACTCGCAGTGTTTCGGCAGCCTTTGCGCGAGCGGCTGTTGTTGCTGTTGCGTCTGCCCTCGCTTTTGCGATAGTGGCTGTGGTATCAGCCACCATGCTTTTAGTCGACGTTACAAGAGCGCCGGCAAGACGCCCTCCCATCACTACGGCAAGCATCGTTGCCGCATCTGTCGCGGTATCCAGAATGGCTTCCGCGCCGCCCACTTGCTGGATAAATGCGTTGGTTGCTTGCAAGCCCGCCGTCATGGACGGCACCAGCTCAGCAGCTAGGGTCTGACTGACCCCTTGAGCGGCGAACTTAAGGCGATCCATTTCGTCGTTATAGCTCGCCATGGCGTTCGCGGTGTCTTGGCTGATCGTCAGCCCCAGCGCGTCGGCCTCGGCGCGCATCTGCGCAATCGCGTCAGTGCCCTGGTTGACGATCTGCACGAGCTTGACGCCTTCGCTATCCCACAGTTGCTGGGCCAACCGTACGCGCTCGCTGCTATCTTCGACGCCCTGCATGGCGGCCGCGATGCGCTCGAACTGCTGTTCCGGCGCCAGCCGATTCAAATCCTTGGCACTCAGGCTGAGCCGGTCGAGCGCGGCAACGGCGACGCCCGTTCCCTGAGCTGCCTCAGAAATACGGCGGGTTTGTCGCTGCCACGCGGTTGTAAGCTGGCCGAACTCGACGCCGGACAGCTTGGCGACATAGTTATACTGGCTAAGCGCTTCTGTGCTGGCACCAATGCGCAGATTGGTTTTCTGTAGCTGATCGCCCCAATCCACTTGGCTTTTGATGGTGTTGGCGGCAAACATGCCTGCAATAACGCCAGCGATAGGCGCGGCAGCACGCTGCAGGGTTTGCAAGCCGCGCGTAGCAACGCCAGCGCCCTTGTCTATTTCTGTCAGCTGCTGCCCGGCTCTGGCGGCATCACTACCAAACCGCTTTGATTGGCGCGAACCACGGTCAAAGCCTTGGTTGAGCTTGCCTAACTCATCTTCCGTAGCCTTGATGGCCCGGATGCCGCCACTGGCGTCACCGGTGATAATCAAACCAGCTTTATAATTCTGAGCCATGCGGGCCAACCTCGAATTGCGGGCGCAAAAAAGCCCGCACGCGGCGGGCAGTTATATTTCAGGCATTAAAAAACCCGCTCGGTTGGCGGGTTAATGTCAATCTCAAAGGTCGTTCATGGGCGATACGTCTTGCTGCACATGTAATGCATCACCGTTACGACTTGAGAAACACTGCCAGGCTTCTGGTAGGGAAAGGTGTAAGCCTCAATGGCTTTATATGCAGCGGATTGCAATCCGGGCCCCTCGATATTACCTGCCCACATTAAAAGACTATCTTCTGAGTCACCTCTGGCTAAGCGGTCCCTCACTTCCATTGCCATTTCAGTGAGTCTCTGGCGATCATTGCATTCGCTAATTGTTTGGGCGATGCTCAACGAGGGGTGTATACCAAAAGCTATAACAGCACTAAGTATCAGTCTCTTCATTTGGATGCACTCCTATTTTCAAGCATTGCCATAAAGTCGCTTTCGCCGAGTATCCGTATAGCCTGACCCTTTTGAATCAACTCTTCGGCCTTACGGTGCTTACTGCTCTTATCAGCGCCGCGAAGCGCTTTAATATCCTGATCGCCCACCACTAGCATAGTGGTTTTTTTGCTAACGCCTGACAGGGGCGTGCAGCCAAGCTTGGCCGCTGCTTCTCGCGCTTGCTCACGCGTCATGCAAAGAGCGCCGGTAAACACGATCCCCTCTCCCAGAAGCTCGCCTTCAAGGTTCACTTCGTAGGTAGAAACGTGCCTCTCATGTCCTTGCCCTGGGTGAATGGGCATTGCCACGCGCTCTAACCAGTCAGCAACACCCAGGCCGCTCACACTCATTGCCTTGAGAAATATTTCTCCGGCAGCAATAGCGTCTGCTTTAGCATCGTGGTGGTTAACCAGCTCAACGCCCAAACGCTTGGCTGTTTTGGCTAAGGCTACACCGTGCGTTGCCGCCTCATCTGGCCAAGCCCTTCTAACGACGGGATGCAGATTAAGCCAAGCCGTTACCGTCAGTTCCCACCCATAGCGATAGCAGGCCTGCGCCATAGCGGTTTTATCGAAATGGCCATAGGAGACGACCGGGTCATCGCCAAGTACCTGCTGAATACCTGGCAGTGCTTCTGAGAAATTCGGCTTCCCCAGCACCTGCGCTGGCGTAATGCCGTGAATAGCAACGTTAAATTCGTCGAACTCATCTTCTGGGTCAATCAGAATTGAGTGAGCCTCTACCCGCTCACCGGCCTCGTATACCGCCAGCCCAACCTGACAAATGGAGCTCATGTCGGGATTGGCGGTTTCCACATCTATTACTACGAATCGCTCTGCCACAATGCGCTCTCCTAATTAATAAGACTTAGGCAGATTGCGACAAAGTTAATTTTTGTTCAACGAGCATGGCTGAATGGCTAGGCCACAAAACACCCATCGCCATAGCCTTCCGGCAGCTGCATCACGTTCATCAGCTCTTGAACGTTTATGCGCTGCTGCTCTTCCTGCAGGTAGCAGAGCTCGGCGCGCTGTTCGATAGCCTCAGTCACCTGCCGTTGGTCTTCAGCTTCTTGCTCGGCCAAGTGGCTTTGCTCACTCATTGCCGCGAGCGCACCCGCTTCGATGTGTTGGACCTGCGCCAGCAGCGCGTCTTGTGCATCAAAATCCAACCGCGCAAATTTGGGGTGGCCATAAAGCGCGGTGTAGTCGATGCCTTGGTGTTGGGCGCCTGCCATGCCCGCTACTACTCGCCACTGGGTGCGCATGGCGAGAAACAGTTCCAGCGCTGGCCAGTGTTCTTTCCACACCTCGTAGTGTTTGGGCGCTTCGGTAACGGCGGCATCTTTTAGCCCCCAGCGGTCAGCGTCTTTCTTTCGCTGGTCCTTGGGGGCTGGGCCTTGCGCCCACCACTGGCCAGCGCCTCTTAGTTTTTTGCGGCGGCCTGGCTGCGGCCTTCTTGGGCGGCGAACCAGCTGAGGATTAGCGGGCGGCGCATAAACGTTACACTCATTACTGCGTCGACCAGCTCATCGCAGTGCGCGATTTCCTCTTTGGTTTCAGAGTCCTTAAGGCCATCGATACGAACCAGGTCTTCGATCAGGTCTTCATCTGATTTTTCACCGGCCTGCTGGGCATTAACGATGCTACGGTACTCTTCCCACTTGTGAAGATTCCATGTTGCCTGGAACGTTTGAGCGCCTTGAATCGGATCTGTATAGGGCACGTCGACCGTAATAGTGGTCGCGCTGGTGAGCATGATGGTAGAGGCTTTAGTGGCAACGGCTTTAGACATGGGACGATTTCCTTTAGTAATAGACAAACAAAAACGCTGCCGGTGGGCAGCGTTGTTAAGTGGTTTAGGGGTTAGCGGAAGATCAGCTGAAAGTCGCCGTCGTTATTGCCATTCGGCAGCAGGCGCATGTTCATCTGGTAGTGGGTGATGCCATCCGTATCGCTTTCCTGCGGCGCTGATAGCTGAACGCTTGGGAACGTCATTTCAACTATATTCCCCGCTTCGGTACCGTGAACGAAAGAGATTTTTGACAGCTCTATGCGCGCGTGCGATTCGATCTTCGGGAAGATGTCGTATTGGTCGATTCGTGGGGCTTCGATGGTCAGTGCGCCCGTGGCGCGCCGGTCGGTAATGTGAATTCCTTCATAGCCCACCAAGTGGCGATGCACCACCGTATTACCAACATCAAACGAACACGTCTGCATGCGTGCCATGAAGCCGTCCATTTCAAACGTGCTATTCATCTTATTAACCGGCACTTCTTTCGCTTGCGCTGCCAGCGTTGGCGTTATTGCAGGTGCAGTGGTTGGCCGTTCGTATAGGCCCATTACATCGAACTGGATGTAGGGGTAGGCCTTTACATCGCTTGAACGGGTCCAGGTGCCGCGCACACCGGGCATTACCTGCAGCTCTTCATCGGCCCACCACAATAGTGAAACGGAATCCATGCCTGTGGACACGGGCTCGTAGATAACCGACTCGCCTTCAGTAGTGGTTTCGCTCATAGCGCAGCAGCGCAACAGCGGACTAAACGACGGCGGGACGCCTAACGTACCCGAGCCTGAATAAGGCACACGGATCTGGCGGGAGGTGCGCGGGGCGGTATTGGCTTCTTCAAACCCACCAAACCCTTGGCGTACGCGCTCACGCTCTACGGTGTCACCTTCGTAAAACCCTGCCGCTTCTCGCGTCACCACCTCGATCAGCGTGGCGGTTGAAAGATCGGTGGGCGTTACACCGTATTCATCCTCAACAACGGCGGCCACGATTAGGCGGCGCCAGGCCTTGGGATCACTCATTGCCTTTCACCTCTTGCTTGGCCGCTGACTTAGCGGGCTTGGGTGCTGCTGCTTCGGGTTTCGCCGGGGCGGCGTCGGTTTGTTGCTCGTCCGCTTTCGCGGTCTTTACGGGCGTCGGCTTGGTGCGGTGCACTAGCTCACGCTTACCGTTTTTAATGCGGTACTGGCCGCCTTCACTGGGCATGGGGGTTTCCTCCAAGCATAAAAAAACCCGCACGCGGCGGGGTCTTGGTGGGTGGTTGGGGTTAGCTGCGAATCATGCGGTCGTAGCTGTAGAGCTCACGCCAGTAAACGTGGTTGCCGGAGACGGCTACACGCTGCCCGCCTGCGTATTCCAGCGGTGCTACGCCGTGGGGCGTGCTTACCAAACCCAGCAGGGCTTGGGTGATGGAGCGGCGCTGAGCGTCGATCTCCGCTTGCTCTGCCACTAGCACCACGGCGATATGCTCGGTGATGGTTTGCCGTACATTCATGGTGCCTAGTTCGTTAGGCGTTGTGCTGGCCTGCGCGGGGTGAACAAAGGCGGCGGGTAGCGCAGGGGCTGACATGGCCAGGCTGGTGGCTTGCAACTCGAAGTGAGCGCGATACTGCTTTTGGTCATACTCGTAGTCTGTCGCGGCGTCGGTAATCTCCCAGCTTTCGGTGTCGGTGTGTGCGGCCACGCGTTCGATCAGCTGCGCGGACATGGTGCGCAGCGGGTCGAACGTTTTGGCGCGCAGGCTGAGCACGTAGGTATCAACGCGCCCCAGGCGATAGCCGTCTACCTCAATGCTGCTTTGCCCTGCGAGACTGTAAACACCGTTGGTATCGGGGGCATCGGCAGGCAGGTTGAGCGGCCACACGTTACTATCAACAATCGGGTCTACCAGCTGCACCAGGCTGGGTACAGTGTCGGCGCGGCTTGGGTCGGCTTCGCTGCTGGGGGCAGCGGTGATGCCTGCGCTCGTCAGTGCGGTGATGATGTTGGTGATCATGCAATAGCCCCTTTGTTGCGCTGGCGGTCTAAATAACGGCTAAGCCCCTGGTAGAACCGGCCTGCTGCACCACTTTCATGCTGCTGGAGTGAGGGCGCCAAAAAGGGGTTGGGTGTCATGTGCTCGGTACCCGCTTCGTGCCATAGCCCTTTGCGGCCCTGCCAGCGGCTATTAATGCGGCGGTTAGCCCCCACCAGAATGCCAACTTCACCCTGTGCCATGCCGAGGCGCCCGCGCTGGCGTTTATTGATGTTGCGGTGCCCGATGGCCTGGGCCATGTCGCCCGTGTCTGAAGGCGCTTTAAGCTTGGCGGTTTTCTTGATCGGTGCCGCTACCGCCACAAGGCCTGCACGAATGGCTCGCTCCTTGATGTTGTCTTCAAGGGCGCGTAGCTCTTGCTGGATTTCATCAAGGCGTACGCCTTGAACTTGCACGTCAAACCCACTCATGACACATCAACTCCAGTTCACGGCGGCGACCGCCTAAATCGATGGGGCGGCCTTCCAGTTGGTAGGTCATATCGCCGTGGCGTAACCGCAGGGTTTTGCCAGTGGCGGCGGCTATGTCGGCGCGGTAGCGAATGCGTATGCGGGCGGTGGTTTCGGCATTGGCTTCTTGCGCGGCAAAGAGCGTGCGGCCGCGTAGCTGTTCAACCTCTGCCCATACCTTGCCGCCCGGCTGCCAGCCTTCAGGCGTTGCACCGGAGTCGGTGCGCTCGCCCTTCTGCCACCACTCAAGGTTGACCTGTCCTCGCTTTTTTCCTATTTGCATGACTCACCCCACGGCATGTATGCGATACGGCGCCAGCAACATATCGACGCCCATAGGCACCGCGCTAGTGATCGTGCCGATGACTACGCTTTCGCGGTTTTCGTACCAGTGACCAATTAGCAGCAGGATGGCCACTTCAACGCCGTGCGGCGTTTCTTCTGCCCCTGCTGTCGCGGTTATGGTGATGCACTCGGGTTCGTGGGTTGTGCTTGGCCAGTGGGTGCCCCACTGGGGAGCCAGCAAGGGATAGATAGGCCGCGTATCCAAGCGCAGTGCGTCTGCATCGAGTGATTGCTCGATACCTTCGGGGTTGATGTAGTCCAGCGATTCAATGGCCGCTACGGGCGCCCACGGAAGCTCAATGGCATTGCTTCCCGGGGGGAAGCCATCAAGCACTTGGGTTTTAGTGCGAGGTACAAATATTCGCTGTGTGTGGTGCTCAGCATAATCGTAGGCGCCGTCGATAAGCCCTTGGGTGATCGCGTCTTCGTCAGTGTAGGCCTCGGCCTCTTCTGCCGTGATAGCGAGCTTTAGATGCTGCTTGGCGCGGGTCAGCGTGATCATTCAGGGGCTCTCATGGGTCAGAAACAGCAATGCCGCACAGTGGCGGCATTGGCAAAGCGATGTGCTTAAGGGGTGTTTAAACCTTGTCGGCGCCTTCGGTGCCTTTGGGTGGCTTTTCTGTGCCAGCGGCTTTCGCTGCCGCTACGGCTTTGGCCTTATCGGAGGGCAGCGCAATCTTGCGATCTTCAAGCTGCTTGGCTTTATCAGCCGGGAAGCCTGCACGGTCATGACGCGAATAGCGGCCGTAAGGCTTAAGAAACACCATCGTGATGAGCTTTTCAGCCGTTGATTTAGCGGTAGCCATGGGTGGCTCCTTTCAAAAAGAGGTGGCGACGAAAGCCCGCGATGGCGGGCTTTGCATTGTGTTCAGTTGAATGAGGCTTACCAGGTGACGGCGGTACCCAGCACCAAACCTTCTGGGTGGCGGAAAGCAATGTCATGCTCTTTCACCACGCGCAGCAGGGACTGGTTGCGGCTATAAGCTGACACCAGTTGGCCGTTGGCGTCTAGGTAGGTCGCTTCGCGGCTGAAATCGATGGTCATAGTGTCGCTGTCACCGATGATCACGTCGTTGAAGTCTGCGAAGTAGATCTCCGATTCGTTGTTGGTGCCTGCCTCGGAGGTGTCCAGATTCACCGGGATCGTGGTGGTTTGGCGGATCGGGTAGCCTTTTAACTGGCCCTGAGCCATTTCCGGATAGACTTTATTGCCGTTGCCATCGCGCATGCCGAACAGCTTCATATAGGTCCGTGGCGCGAAGCCCCAGCCTGGTTCAATTAACAGACTGTCGCTCTCCATCAGTTTAAGCACTAGGCTGTCTAGGTAGGCATCAATCGTTTGCAGATCGGCAGTGCCTGACCACGGCACAACGCGCCCTTCTTTTACACACGTCGCACGGAAACCGGTAGGCGTATCGTTGGTGCCGTCGTCGCGCAGGAAGCCCTTATCTTCACGGACCGCCATGCTAGCCAGCATGTCGTTAAGGAACATCTGCTCGACCTGAAAGCCTGCACGCCCGATCAACTGGTTGCTCATCGGCACCAACGTGATCATGGTTTTGGCGTTCAGTTTAACGTCATCAGTGTTGGCACCGGTCGCCAGCACATCGTTGCCTTCACCTACGTAGCTAGACGTTGAACCCGAGGCCATACGCGGAATGCTCAGGTTGCCGTTAGGCAAGGGCATGGAGCGGGCACCCAAGTTGCGCACGATGGTTTTAGGGCGAAGCAATTCAATCACTTCGCTGTGCAGGTTCTCCGGCACCAGCGAGCCGCCAGAACTGGCACTGGTATCGATCGCCATGGCGACTTCTGCATCACCAATTTCAGTAGTGGCGAACTTGGACGCCAGCTGCATATCGCCCTTACCTGCCGCTACGGCCATGGCCATGCGTGCGACCTTGGCGCCTACGTACTGCTTTAGCTCCGGATTAGTATGAACGGCAGCTGATTGACCACCACCAAACGAAGGTACTGGTTCGCTAGCGACAGCGTTCATGCGCTCAACGCTTTCAGCCCGCGCCAGCTGGGCTGACACTTGATCAAATTCAGCGGCCAGCTTTTCAAACTCGGCCAGCTGTTCTTCGTTGAGCTCGCCCGCTTCCATTTCAATGGCGGCCAGTGCCTGCACTTGCGCGTTAATCTCGGCACGCTTGCGGCGGAGTTCTTCAATGCCCATGGGGTGTTTCCTCTTGGTTTAGATACAAAAATGGCGGCTCATGGCCGCCGTGGTGTTGCTCCGCCGCGTGGCTAGAGCTGACAACTGGTGTTGAGCGCACGCGCCTGGGCGCGAATGCTGCGATTGTTTCGTGGGGTGGTGCCGGTATTGCTGGTGTAGCGCTGGGCGATGGTGTCTATCGCATCTTGTGCCGGTGCGATCTCATCGATGAGTTTTGCGGAAAGCGCTTCTTGCGGTCGGAACAAGCGCGCTTGAGTATCAACGACGGCTGATAAATCCAACCCTCGGAAGCTGGCGACGGATTCCGTGAATTCGCTGTAAGCGCCATCCAGCATTTGGTTGATCTCTTGCACAGCCTGGTCGGTGATCGGCTCATGGGGGGAGCCGTTGTTCTTGTGATCACCCCGGAAGTAGGTGTTGTACTTGATACCAATCTCTTCTTCCCAGCGGCTGACTTCGTAGGTTTCGATAATCACACCGATGGACCCGACCCCTGCTGTTGGGCTGGCGACAATGCGCGAGCAAGAGGCCGCAAGGTAGTAGCCTGCCGAGTAGGCTGCAAAATTGACTAAGGCCGTGATGGGCTTAATGGTGGTGCTGGCTCGGATGAAGTCGGCAAGTTCCTTACAGCCCATGGCGTGACCACCGCCAGTGTGGAAGTCGAGCACAATCTCTTCGACCATTTCATGCTTAAGCGCCGCCGTGATTTGACTGCGCAAACGCTCATAAGAAAGCAGCTCTTCACACGCTGCGTTGATATGGCCACGACGCGCTACCAGCACACCGTGCACTGGAATGACTGCAATACGACCTGACACCTGCAGGCGCTGCATTTCGCGGTCCTCGCCACTGCCAGAGTCCATACCCAGGCTCTGCGGCATATCGCTTGTTCGTCCCAGCAAGCGAGGCTCAAGCACGCTGCGCACGGCCTGCACCAGCGTAGGGGTGGCGTACAACGGTGTGTTAAACACCATCGACGCGATGTGCGGGTAATTGATCATTGCGTGCATGCGAGTATTCCCTCGATCTCTTGCATTTGTTGGGGCGTGGCGTTTATCGACTGCTGCATTTTCTGAGAATCCAGCATGTTCATCGGCGTTAGGTAACGATCACCGCCTTTAATCGGCGGCATGTTTTCCAGCCGGCGAATGTCGTTAACGCTGAGCCAGCCCCACTGGCGGGCAATGGCGTACGCCTCAAAGCGTGATTTCTGGTCACCGCGCAGCAGGCCAGATACGTTGAATTCGATGTAAAGATTTTTGCGCTCACTGGGCAGCAGCAGGTCGCGCATCATCGCGGCTTCCTTGCGCTTGATCCACGGCATCAGCGTGTAGATAACGAACTGCAGGCCCAGGTGTTCGATGTTGTTGAACGTGGCCTTGTCCAGGTGTTGGATCATGTTGGGCGCGACGCGGTAAAGGCGGCAGACCTCAACAACGCCGAAGTTGCGTGACTCCAGCAGCTGGGCCTTTTCGTTGTCCATCGCCAGCTGCTTGTACTGCATACCCTCTTGCAGCATCGCTACAGAGAAGGCATTACGCAGCCCCCCGCCGTGGCGCTCGGTAAACTTGTCCAAGACGCGGTCAACATTTGCTTGGTCAGCTATCGCGGGAGCTTCGCGTGGCCGCTCAATCACCCCAGCCATCGTGGCGCCGCGCTGGAAGACTGCCGACGCGTGTTGCTCGGTGGCCATGGCGAGGCCGATGGTATCGGCGTTGGTAGCGATGGGCGATATGCCTACAAAGCCATCCAGTGAGAACGCTTTTACGTGATGCACCGAGCGCATCGGAAGTATCTGGTTTTTGTAATCCAGCAGCTGGTAGTAAGGCAGGCCATCCGGGCCTTTCAGAACCCGTATCTTCTTGGGGTGAACGGGGATTAGCTCCGTAGGGAAACCTGCGCCGTCACGCTCAATCAGCGAGAATTCATTCCCTTCCAGCGTCAGGCTACCCATGCCCTGCTCGTAGTATTCAAAGCTGGTGTCTTTCTTGTTGGGCTGGCTGTGAATCACGTCATACAGGGGGTGATCCGTTGCGCGCTCACGTCCGCCATCTTCGTCACGTCGGTAGAGCTCACAGGGTAGTTGAGCGACTGATTCGGCCAGCAGCGTTACGCAGGCACGCAGCGCGCTGACGCCCAGGGCGTTCTCGGTATTCACCATGGTGCCCGCCGCGCTTTGGCGGCCTCGGTTTGCGCTTACCCAGCCGCCAGACCAGTCCTGGCTTTTGCGCCCGTTACCACTAGTAGATGATGTAAAGAGGCTTGGCCAGAACATTAGCGATCCTCTTCGTTATTAGTAGCAGGTGGTTGTTGGTTGGCCTGGGCCGCGGCCTTGGAAGCGAGCCACGACCAGAACAGGCAAAAGCCGCCGGCGGTGATGTACCCGGCAGCGGGCAGAATCAGCCACGCGCCAAACGCAACCAGCCCGACACCCAGCAGGCCGATAGTAAAGGTGATGATATTGATCAACATGTCACGTCCGAGGTGTCGTAGATGGATTGTTCTGGTTCGTCATTTTCAGTAAGCACGGCGCGACCGAGCGCCATCAGAATGGCGATGATGCCGTCGATCTTGTTGTCGGGCTTTTCTTTGCGCGGGTAGATGTTGTCTTTGGCATCCGCCTTGGCGACCACGTTGCTGGCCATCCAGGTGAGCACCGGGTCTTTTGCATGCCGGAAGCGCCCGCCGGTGATGGCGGCCTCCATTTCCCGCATGGCCGGGCTCATGTTTTGAACGGTGTTGCGGTACTCAACGATGCTCGCGCCGTCTGCCATTAGCTGGTGGGCTAGCTGGGTAGCGCGCCAGGGGTCGTAGGCGATTTCTGTAATTTCAAACAGCCCTGCCAAGTCCTTGATGTCATCGCGGATAACGTCGAAGTCGAGTTCTTCGCCATCGGTGATAATCAAGTCGCCGCTATTCACCCACGTTTCATAAGCGGCCTTATTCGTGCTTGCCCGCTCTACCGCGCCTTCTGGCAAGTAGTTACGAACGAACACGGTCCAGCGCGTTTTCATGCGCCCTTTCTTATCGGGCACTTCGTCGCGAAACAGAAGCGCAATGCTGGCGATGTCTGTCTTACTGGCGAGATCCACGCCTAGCCAGCAGGCCTTACCGATGAAGTCTTCAATCTTTAGCGATTCATCACCCAGCGCGTGCCAACTGGCCATGTTGAGCCAAGCTGTTCGAGCGCTCACCCAAACGTTTAGATGCTTGGTGAGGAAGCTGTTTTGTCGGCTGGGGTAGCGAACCGCGTCACGCTGGGCTTTAAGAAGAAACTCTTCGCTGACGGATATACCGAAGTTCGGGTTAGCTTTGCGCAGTACCTTAGGGTCTTTCCAATCATCGCCTTCATCAATGGTGTAGACGATGGCGAATAGCTCATCGTTCGGCAGGGCCCCATCCAGCATTTGCTGGGCTTGTCGACGCTTGTCGTAACACGGCCCTGCCAGGTTGAAGCCTGCCGTAGTGATAATGAACATCAACGGCTGGTCACGTGACCCCATGCCCGTGGCCATGGTGTCGTAGAGGTCTGGCGTTTGGTGTTCGTGGAACTCGTCTACTACTGCGCACGATGGCGAGCTACCGTCACCCGGGTTGCCGATCAATGGCTCCAGGCGGCTACCGTCTTCCGGTATCGAGATGTTCTTCGCCATGATCTCGATGCCCGCCATACTGACAAGTGCAGGCGATTTATTTAGCATCAAGCGAGCGGGACGAAACACCTCCCAGGCTTGCTTTTCTGTGGTGGCACCACAGTAAACCTCTGCGCCGTACTCCCCATCAGCGCACAGCATGTAGTTAGCGACGCCAGCCGCAATAACAGACTTGCCGTTCTTGCGGCCTACCTCGATATAGGCTTCAGTGAAGCGCCGTAACCCGGTTTTCTTCTTCAGCCATCCAAAGATGCAGGAGAAGATGAATAGCTGCCACGGCTCTAGCGTGATCAGCTTTCTTTCACGTGCCCACTTACCTTTGGTATGGGGTAGCAGCTGAACAAATTCACAGACCCGCTCGGCTTCGTCCTTATCGAACCGGTATGGATATGACCGGGACTTCTGGGCCTTGAGATCTTCCAGATGGCGTTGGCAGGCCTGCCGGACCTCCTTGCACGCGGGAATCTTTTTGGCCACTACGTCCCGAGCGTACTTGTTCGCTGCGTTGACGTTCGGGTAACTGGCCATAGTGTCTCATCGCTTTTTGCCTATGAGGTCTTTGAATGGGTTGCCCGCTTCTTTAGCACCGGGTACAGCTAAGCGAGCCCGGCTAGAGGGATCTAAACCAAGCGCGCTACCAAACGTCACCAGCTGCTTAAGGGATTCGTTCGCTACCGTACAGGCTGGGTTCTTGATCTCTGAATTCATGCCCATCACCGTAATGCCGTTTTTGGCAATGTCAGCTTCTGCTTTTCGCCAACGGGCATAGGCGGCGCAATAGGCTTCCAAGTTGGCGATGTCAGAACCGGTCAGAATTTTGGAGCTCACCAGCCAAGGGCCGATTTTTTCCCACATTTGAATAGCGATCGGGTCCAGCCATTCGGGAGGCAATGGCACTTCAGTTAACTCTTCGCCCTGGGGTTCATCGTGGTTAACGGCCCGCTTTCCAGCGTTGCCCTGCACTGCTTTCAGGTGGCTCGGTTTAGGTTTGCGACCTCTTGTCATTTGCTAATTCCTCGCGCCGACCTGATTTTTCAATTTCGCGGGTATAAAAATTTAATGGAGGCTACGGTGTCCGCTGGTGTCAGCCTGTAGGGATTTGATCCCCCCTCCCCATCAGCCGTCCGCGCCACGACCCCGGCGGGCCTCTTCCAGCGTCTTCGCCTTGTGACACGGCCCACATATCGCCTGTAGGTTGTCGTCGCTGTCGGTACCGCCTGAGGCGATATTGATGATGTGATCCACCTCAACGGCAGGCGTAAAAAAGCCCTGCTTTAAACAGGGCTGACATAGACCTTTGTCACGCTGCAGTACACGCTCGCGCTTACGGCGCCATGGCCTACCGCCGCGGTCCTGCTTAGCTCTTGGTGACTTCTTCCAGGCTACGGCTTGATCAGCATGCTTATCGCAGTAGCCGTGTTTGTGCGTGGTTTTACCTGCGCACATCGGGGCGCGGCATGGGCGTGGTGGTGAGGATGGCATTGCGCTAACCTATCTAGGAAAACTTAACTTTTATCAACTGGAGTATTTATGCCTGATACAAGCACTGCGCTTTTTCAGCAAATGAAGCTAACGATCTTATTGACCGCGCAAGATGGTGCTGAAGAAAGCCCATTCCATCCTGCTTACCTGCATGCTTGGGATGATGGGGTTTATCCACTACTAGATGATGGCGTCGATTGGCACCGCCCTCACGCCGAGCAGTTCACCATCAACAAAGAAAAGGTCCAGCAGATCTTTTCAATTCTGTGCGATTACTGGGAAGAGAAGAAAGAATTAACCTTTTATACACTTGAGGACCAGCTTGGAATAAAGGGCTCAGCATACTCTCTTGGCGACTTTGAACGGCACGACGTGATTAGCATTTGCAGATACTTCTACCTACATGATCGTTTTGATAAAGATTTCTGGTCTGTGCTATGCCGCAATGGAGACTGCCCTTCGGAGGCGCATGTAATTGCGAGCGATAGACAGGTAGACATCTACTTCAATTAATCCTCGCCCGCGTCATTAGCCAGTATCTCAACCACCGCCGCCCGGTCTGCATTCATCCGGCGGCGGAGTGCTTCGTACTGAGCCAGCAGCATCAGCAAGCCCTTATTGCTTTGCAGAACACGCACCGGCGCTGGCTGCTCACTGGTCAGGTGCTCCGGAACTACCGGACACTGACTCAGCATCGCGGGCGGTACCGACCTGGAGCTGGCGCACCCAGTCAACAGCACTGCCAGGAACATCACTATCCAGCCACTCACGCGCCTCAGCATCGGTTTCTCCCAGTGATTGAAGCGCCGATGTGCTGGCGCGTATGTCGTCAGCGATGATCGTCAGTGTTCGGTCACGCTCAGCCATTGCAGTGTTAAGGGTCTCGATCTGCTGGCGATGCCACTGCTGGTGCTCTTGCAGGATCTCAGCGCGCTCACGCTGGCGCTCAGCTTCAGCCCGGTAGGCGTCGCGCTGGCTAGTGACGTGCTGCCAATAGAGGTAAGCGCTGAGCAGTGCCAAGCCGCCCACCGCCGCGCCAATTACCCTACCTTTGAGCGCCGCCATCATTTCAACCACTTCCTGAAAAAGGCCAGCAGCACCTCGTACAGCGCATCTGCTTTGTTACGGATCCACTCCACGCCCATAAACGCGAGGAATACGCACGGCGCCATTGCCACGGCCTCCGTATGCTCTTCAGGCAGGGAGTAGTAGACCGCTAGCCACAAAAATACCGGATAGAGTGACAGCGACAGGATGGTACCCATCGCGGCCACCATCAGGGCCTTTCTCCACGGCCCGCCATCATGCAGGGCTTTTATCAGCCCTACAGAGAAGGTGGCGGCGGCAAGAAGCGCCCACGGGATCATGTCCACCAGCCATTGCCAGTTATTAGGGTCTCTGTTCGGCATGACAGGTTTCTCTTTGCGTCTGGGTTTCATGTTGACCACCTCAGCGGCCGGGGAGGTTTATGCAGCCTTGCGGCGCTCTAATTGAGCACGTTCATACCAGGTCTGGTCTGCATCGCACAGCTCGCCCTGGGCACGCTTGAACTCATACAGTAGGCGCTCTAGTGAATGCTCATGCTGTCCATATCCAGCACCCGGTAGCGACGCCCAAATGTTCCTGCAGCTGTTGATCGCCTCAGCAATGCGGCCCTCTTGAATCAACCCCAGTGCACCCTGTTCGCGGATCTGCTGTATAGCGCACCGGTCTTGGCTCAGCGGGCCAAAGTCAGGCAGCTTCAACTGATCGCGGTAGTGTGGCCAGTAGCGGCTCAACTGCTGATAGCGCCCCGCTGCCGTAGAGCTCAGCCCCTTACGGATCTTCACCAGCTGCTGCGGGTGGTCGTCGTAATCGTCCATGAGAATGAGCTTGCTGGGGATAGACCCCACAATGATGCGGTAGCCGTTATCGGTACGCGGATCGTCCAACATGGCTTTGCCCAGCTCAGCAAACGCCAGCATGTCGAGAAACGCGCACACGTTGACGCCGCCTGCTTGGACGGGAGTGATAACAGGCATAGGCAGTCACTTGATGTAAAAGGCCCCGCATGACAGGGGCAAGGCGTACCGGTGGCACGCGACAGGAACAGCGGAAAGCAAGAAGCCCCGCCGGGTGACCGACAGGGCTTCGTGGTGTTTGGCGGCTAGCTATAGTAAGCGCCAGCCTAGAAACATGGTAGAGCAATCGTAGAGCGAACACAATATGCAGCATTCAATCTATTCGCCCTTACCCACAGCGCGCGTCAGATCGGCATTATTATAGCGCGACAGCACCTCCAGCAGCTGATCGACTTTGAGCGGCTGACCATCGACATACACCCGCTCGCCGTCGACCTCGAGAACCCCGAAAATCACAATGGACAGTTCGCAGGCGCTGCTCCCCTGAGCGTGATTTCCGGCGGCGAGATCGTGGTGTTCCGTGTCGTCGCCTCACGCATCGGGGCAACGGGTGGCGGGTGGCGGGT